AAATAATAAAAGATTTATCAAAATTTCTTATATTATCTAATTCATCAATTGAATCTATATTATAATATTCTTTAAATTTATCTAAGTTTTGCTTTAAAATAAATTTCTGTTTAGATGATAGTTCATAATTCATCTTAAATCCTTACGCCCTTATACTTTAATATAAACTTTGTTATCTTTAATTTCCACTACTACACCTAAAAGTAATTTAGATTGATTAAAATCATAATCTTTTACACTTATACCATATCCATTATCATCTGCAATAATATAATCAGAAATATTAACTTTAGAAATATCTTTTACATTTACAGGAACTAATCCTTTAAGTGCTACATAACAACCGTCTGATTCTGAATTTAGTTTAAGTGCAGGATTTTCTGATACTACACCTATCAATTTCATACTAGGCAAGGTTCTTTTAAATTCAGTAATAATACCTTTTTCATCAATTCCTAATACAGTGCCAAAATTATATTTTTTATCTGTTTTATATTTTTCTGCTAAGTCTGCGTATTTTGCACGTAATGATGTGCCTTGAAAATTAGTAGCATAAATATTAGCCCATTTTGCAGAAGCAGAACCTAAATCAAAAAGATTATCCATAGTAGGAGTATCATTTGTATCACGTCTTAAAAATGAAGTTGAATGAAGTCCGTCTAATTTATCAGCGTCTAATCCTGACCCTGCACCAGGTGTTGTTCCTAAAATTTGAGTAATATATGCTTTTGTAAATTCATTTTTTGTTACAAAATCTTGTTTATGGAGTCCGTCTAATTTATCAGCGTCAATACCTGAACCATCGCCTGAAACTGCTACAACTCTTTTTCTAAAAGTATCAGACTCCCACCATTCTTTAGGAACAGCATTTGATGATACATTTGTTAAATCTTGTAATTTTTCAGGAAGTCCTATTACATTATTAATTCCTAGTGTATCTAATTTTTTTCTGTTGTTTTTAATAAAATTAACTATTTCTTGAAGTTCATTTAAATTTACATCATCTGAAGTTAAAATTGCATTAATTTGGTCTATTAATCTCTTTAATTCTAATCCTTGTTTTGCTGATAAAGGATTAAATTTATTATCTGTTGTTAAATTATCAACTACTTCTGAATGCAAAACTGCGTCTTCGTGTAGTTTATCAAATTCTTCTTTACTTGCAAACCACTTATAATCTTTACCGTCTAATCTATCTGCGTTTGCAACTTTAATATTTTCTAAACTCCACCTAATTCTTTCATTAAGATATTTAATTGTTACAGGGTGGAATTCATTTGTAATCTCGCCGTGTTGTGTTAATTCAGGATTATATTCAGTTTGATTATCTTTTGCTAAATAATTTTCTGCATAAAAATTTGTAAAATCTCTAATATTAATTTCTTGCCAAAAATCTGTTTTTAATTTAGGATTTTTATTTTGATTGTCTTTTAGTGCATAGTATTTCTTATTTTCATATTGAACTAACTCGCCTGTTTCATAAAATTCAATATCTATCCAATCTAAACAAGGTTTATCTGCTATAATTTGAAGTCTATTATAAATATCGTTTGCTTCTTTTTTGAGTTTTCTCGGAAAAGCATTAAGTCTTGTTTCCGTTACTAATTCAGAGTCTTTTATGGCATAATCTCTAAAAATTTCATCGTAAAAAGTGTGTTTATACATAATCCTAACTCCTAAAATTTGATATATTTTCTTCTTTTGAGAATATATTTTATTCTCTTTTTTATATACAACTTATCTATATTTATCTTGTGTTTATCAACAATATTTCTTATTATCCATTTTGTTGAATTTAATGATTTTAAATTAAAATATTTTATTTGTTCGGTATATGCTTCTAATTCACACTCTAATCTATATTTTTTTGAAAATATTAATTTTAATAAGTGAAAATTATCTCTTTTATATTGATTATAATGCACCATTTCGTGATTATATATAGGAGTTGATTTAATATTTAATATTATTTTTGGTGTGCCTAATTTAAAAATATAAGGAAATGGATATTCACATTTACCTAAAACTAATCCAAATCTTGAAAATTCCATTTAGTAATCCTTATAATTTATAAGTGTATTTATTTTTTGGATTAATTAAAGTAGTAAAAGAGAGTGATTGAGAAAACCCAACCACTCATTAAAATTAGTTTAATTAATTAGAACTTGTAATTATTTTAAAATCAGAAGTTCCGCTATTGATAAAATGTAGATGAATAAACTCAGCAACATATGTAGGTTTAATGTATATATCAATAACAAGTTTATTTCTACTAATAATATCAGGTGTATTATTAGATTCATCACAAATAACAAGATAATCTTGAACGCCACGTCCTGCTTTAATTGTAGCAAGATATGGATTAATTGTTGATACAATATAATTTCTTGTAAATGAATCGTTAAACTCAAATAGAGAGTATTTACTCATTTTGCTTAGTGATTTTTCAAGAACTAAGAACAAACGTCTTACGTTTAGTCTATCAAAACTTGACGGCTTATCAAGTAGTGTTTTTTGACCCCAAAGAACGCAACCTTGACCTGTAAAGATTGTAATAGGGTTAATACCTGATTTATAAAGTGTATCTCTTTGACCTTGTGAAGGGCTAAATGCAATTTTCTTAACATTTTTAAACAATCCACGATTAAGACCTGCAGGAGCATACCACGCTTCCCTTAATTCTGTTGATTGAACTATAAGACCTGCAACATCGCCTGCAAAATTGACCCATTTATAAGCGTCCATTTCATTTAGATATTGATACTTATAGTTAGAAACTAAGAAAACATAAGAACTATTAACATTTAAATCATTTCTAAATTGAACTGATTTTGAAGTTGCTTGATTTGCTTTAAGACCAACTGAACTTTCAAAAGGACAACCAACAATAGCAACACAATCTTTTCTAAGTTCAGCAATATTAATAGCAGAATTAGGTTTTTTCTCATTAGCAATTATAATATCTATATCAATCTCTTCAGCATTTTCAAATACTTTATAAGCATTGTTAATATCATCAAGACCAGGTTCAGATTCTGTTCCATTTGTAAGTTTAATTATCTCTTTATCAAGTGAAGTTTTAATCGCTGTATCGTGATTTGCTTCATTTACTTTTACGTAAATATAGTTTGATACTCTGTTAATAGATTCAATATAATTAGATTTATTATTAGAATCTTTAGAATTTTCATCAAGTGACAAAGTATAAACTTCTTGAACTTCGTTTTTATAAAGAACAATTAGACCAAAAGTGCCTGCTGATGGATAATATTCAAACAAATCATCAAGTGCTATACCGTCTTTAACATATTTACCTTTTTTAAAGTCTTCAGGATTTGCAATAGCAACATCAATATAATTACCGTCTAAACCTGGATATCTAGCAATTACTTTAACTTTAGATGTTTCAAAAGCAAAAGGTATAGTTGCATTATCTTCAAACACTGCTTGATTTGTTATAGTATGATTTTGTTTATCATATTCTTTAATATCATAAGCAGAACCTTTATAAGAATTTCCTGGAATTTCTGCTAGTGCATTTTGTGTAAAGTTTAGTTTATAAACAACAGCATTTGCTAAAAGTGTATCAGGTATTACAAATTCATCATCTTCTGTTTCTTTATAAGTAACAACAACAAAATTAACACCATTTTGAACTTGTGTATCTATTGTTTGAATTTCGTATTTATGGTCTGTAACTTCATTAGAAAATGCAAATTTATTACCTATTTCAAATACATTAATTCCTTTAAAAGTTGCTACATTACCGCTTAAAACTTTAGCAGGTATAACTTTATTAAATACAGATGATTCTGTTAAACCTTGTCCTTCCATATTAACATTAAAAGTAATTTTATATTCAGTATCATTAGAGATTGTTTTAGCAATAAATTTAGTTGTTATACCTTCAACTGATATTTCTTCATTAGGTTGTGGTAAATTTGTTCCTTTAATTTCAAAAACAACATCTTTTCCTGAAACAGATTTAAATTTAATATCAAACGGAATTATTGTATCTTTAAGTTCTGATTTTTTAGAAACAAATTGCAAACCTGTTTCTTTTAAAGTTCCATTTAAATCACAAGCACGTGATACATAAATTTTATTACCGTATTGTAAAAAGTTATAAACTTGATACCAATCATTAAAATTTTCTTTAGTTGGCTTACCGAAATTATCTACAAATTCTTGATAATGTGTAACCAAAACAGCAGTATCAACATAACCTTTTGTAAAATGACCTGCAAAAGCAACAGTAGTTCCTGCAACTGATGGTGCAATAGTTGAGTGGTCTATTTCTTGAACTAATACACCTGGTGACAATAATTCGCCCATTTTATTTTCCTTTATATTAATTTGAATATTATATAAAATCGCTAAGATTTTAAAACTTTATGTCAATGTCTTAGGTTGCCAAAACTCCAAGCATATAAAGAATTCATATTGTTATTTATATTAAAAATTTATCAATAAATTTAACTAAATTAAGGTAATTTTAAACTATTGTTAATGTTAAATTAAGATTTTATAATATATAATTACTCAAAAATTTATGCAAAGGAGTTCAATGAAAATATGGCAAGTGTGATTACAAAAATATATGTTAAATCATCGTTATCGTATTATTGGAAGTTTGAAGGTTTAATTGAAAAGTTAAATCTAAAAGTTAAATCTGTTGAAAAATTAGGGGATTATAAAACTACAAATACAACATACAACTTTATTGTAGAGATAGAATTATCGGATTTTTATACTGATTTTATAAATTCAGGTAACTTAGACAAATATAAAAAATCTGAATTTAAATATTCTTTAACAGAATTTGTAAAAGACCTTGAAAATTATATAAGACTACAAAAGAAAATTCAATCAAAAGGATTATAAAATGGAACTTACAGAAATGACTAGAAAACAAAAAGCAGAGAAATTTAAAGCAATTGAATCAGTTACTGAAGCACTTGAAGAATTTGATATAGATATCAATGAAAATCAAATTTCAGAATTTGTTGATTCATACGGTGCAGAAGATTGGGATATTTTAAATTTTCTTGAATATTCAGATATAGCAGAATCTTACAAATATTTTGCTAATATACATTAAGGACTGCAAATGATTAGTATTATAGATATACTTAATGAATTTAATCAATCTAATTCAAGATTACACAAACAATCTGTATTAGAAAAGTATAAAGACAATAAACTTTTTATTGATGTATTTCAACACGCTTACGATAAAGTTAAATATTCATATGGTATTACTTGTAACCAAGTAAATTATGAACCTGATGTGTTTATTGATGAAATATCGTTGGAAGAGTGCCTAAAAGACTTAAAACTTTTATGTGATAGAACATATACAGGAAATAATGCAATTAGATATTTAGAAAATCTATTTAATTCATTAAATCCTGATAATAAAAAAGTCTTAAAATGTATTATTGATAGAGATTTAAGAATAGGTGTAGGCGTAAAAGAGTTTAATAAGATAGTTTCAGATTCTGATAAAATCTTTGAACTTCCATATATGCGATGTAGTCTAATGGATAAAGTTAAAAATATATCTTATCCTGCATATCTACAAGTAAAAATGGACGGAACATTTAGAACATTTATTAAAAATAATAATAGAATTGATTGTTATTCAAGAAGTGGCGAATCTTATGAATATCCTTACTTATTTAAGTTGTTTGAAAAATTGCCTGATGGTGCATACATAGGCGAATTATTAGTTCCTAGTGCAAAGGATAGATATGAATCTAATGGAATTTTAAATTCTTTATCTGTTCCTGATGAACTTGATTTTTATATGTGGGATTATCTTGAATTAGATGAATTTTCAGATTGTTATTCAGATACACCATATGTTGAGAGATTTGCCAATTTATCTAATTATATTAATAGTATAGAGAGTTTAGATAATAAAAATCTTAAATTAGTTAAATCAGTTCAAGTTAGTAATATAAATGAAGTAATTAGTATTACTAAAAAATGGATAGAACAGGGCGAAGAAGGTGGAGTTTTAAAAGACCTTAAAACTAAATTTGAAAATAAAACGTCTAAATATCAAATAAAGATTAAACCTGAATTTGATGTAGATGTTAAAATTGTTGGATTTACTAAAGGAAATGGTAAAAGAGCAGATAAAGTTGGTGCAGTAATGTTTGAATCATCAGACGGATTGGTTGTAGGACAATGTAGCGGATTTGATGATTTAACACTAGATTATATAACAAATAATCAAGATGAATTATTAGGTCGTATAATGTCAGTAATTGCAACTGCTTTATCAAAATCTAAGAATTCTGATACTTATTCATTATTGCACCCTAGATTTAAAGAATTAAGACAAGATAAACTAGAAGCAGATGATTATCAAAGAATTTTAGAAATCTCTAAGAGTATTAATATATGATTAGTATTGAAAAATTAGATTATGTGGCAAGTCACTCAAAAGATATTAGAAAAGTTGGGTGTATATTAGAACCTTTGGAAGAATTCCAAAAAACTTACGAAGGATTTAATCAAGCACCCAATAATTTACCAATGCGTGATGAAAATAATAATACATATGATTATGTAATTCACGCTGAAGTATCAGCACTTCTTAAAGCAGATTTAACTAAGAAATATAATCTTTATGTTTCTTATGCACCTTGTATAAGATGTGCTTCATTAATTGTATATTTAGGGTGTATTGAAAAAGTATATTATAAAGATATACTTCACAATCACAAAGGTGGGATTAAGTTCCTAGAAAATGCAGGAATACCTTGCATAAAATTAAAATAAGGAGTTTTATATGACTATCGCAGAAGAAATGTATATATTATCACAAATGTTAGAAAATTGGATGACTAAAAGAAGTCTTACTTATGAAATGCAACAATCTAATTATATCAATTTAACAGATGAAGAAATACAAGAATATTATTCAGCACTAGATATTTACGAGCAAATTGACGCACTTTGCGATATTCTTGTATTTAGTTTTAATTCTGTTAAAATTGAATTAAAAGATTTAAATTATGAAAATACAATTGTTGCAAATGTTGATTTTGACTTTATTATTGAACTTAGAGATGAATTAAGTAAAGATTTTAGTTATGTAAATTTATATAATCTCTATAAATCAATTAGATATATGCTTTTAAATCTTGATAATTCTTATTGCGAATTTGATTTATTTAAAGCAATGGTAGAAACTTATAAAGAGATAAATTCAAGAACAGGTGCGTATAATCCTGTAAAGAAAAAATGGATTAAATTTGAAACACCTGAAGCAATGAAATTATGGTATAAAGCAGATTATAAAAGTTGTGCTAAATGAAACCATTTTTAAAACATTCAGGCGGTAAGGCTAGGGAAATTAAAAATTTCCTTAGTCATATACCAAATAATTTTAATAGATATATAGAACCATTTGTAGGCGGTGGTGCAGTATTTTGGTATTTAGAACCAAAATCTGCTATTATTAATGATTTAAATAAAAATTTAATAGAGTGCTATAAATCTGTTAAATTTGATTATAATACAATAAGTTCTGAACTTGATGAATTAGTTAAAAATTATAGTGTTGATTTACATCATACAAAATTTTATGAACTTAGGGATATGTTTAATGGTGTAAAAGATAAAGAGTATAATCAAGGAACACTATATTATTACATCAATAAATTAGTTGTGTCAGGATTAATGCGTTATAATTCTAAGGGTTATTTAAATACACCATATTCACACAATTCAACTTTTTCAAGAAAAGTATTAACTAAACAACATTCAGATTTATTGCAAAATACTGAAATTTATAATTTAGATTATAAATCTTTGTTTGATTTAATTAAACCTAATAAAGATGATTTTATATTCCTAGACCCACCATATGTTGATACTAATAATAATGTATATGGCAATGATGATAAATCTATTTTTGATAATAATTCTCAAAAAGAATTATCAGACTTCTTTAAATCAACTTCTGCTAAATGCTTACTAATTATAAATGATTGCGATATAATACAAGAATTGTATAAAGATTATATAGTAGATTCATATGATAAAAATTATTCTATTAATATAAAAGGTAGGCAAGTTACCAAAGGTTCAAAACATTTAATTATTAAAAACTACTAAATTATTAATTTAAGAATTATATCAGTTTTACTTAAACTTTAATTAAGTTATAATCTGATATAATTCTCTTATTAAAAAGGATTAAAGGAGTTAAAAATGAAAATATATTACAAATCACGCAAAGTTTATTTTAGTAAATCTAAATTTAAAAAATCAGATGTTATAAATTTATTAGATAAATGTAAAGACTTTAAAGAGATTAAAGATAAATTCTTTATTGTAGAATATAATAAAACTAGATATTTCTTTACGCAATCAGAAAAGCATATTAGATTATTACTTTCTTTTGATAATACATATGAAATTGAAAATTTTTCACACTATAATCATCAATATGGTATAGGAATTATATCTGAATATCATAATTCATATAGTGCAAAAAGAGTAAATAAATGTAAAGCCGATGGCGACTTTGAAATTTTTGATTTTATTGATGAAGGGGAAATTAAATATTATGAATTTTAATAATTTTAATAATCTAAATGAAGATAAAGTTTTAAATCTTAGACACAAAGAATATTTAATAATAATTAAGCATTCAGATGTTCATAGTATTATTAAACGTATAAGATTTAGAACATCACTTACAAAAGAACAAATAGAGCAAAAAATTCAAAATGGTATAAATGTGATGATACAAAGAATTGAAAACAATACATTAAAAACAGATAAAGATATTTGTATTACATTTGCTATATCAAAATTTAAAGTTATTTTAAGTGTTAAAATGAGTTCAAAAACAATCTATTTAAATACAATTTTATCAAATTCAATGACAGATTTTGACACAAATAGAATAGTATTAAACGAATTTTATAATCATTTTGATGATAACTGCTATATGATTACTATTGATGAATAACACAAATAGTTATAAGGATTTTTTAATTTTGAACTTGTTATAATATCTTAAATTTTTAATAAAGGAAAACAAATGTTATTTACATTATTATCATTATATACACAATTTAATACAGAACAAGAACCTAAAAATACTGCAATCACTGAAATTCAAAAATCTGAAATAAATGATAATCCTATTAAACAATCAAAAATTAACAAATTAAAACCATACAATTTTGATACAATTATGCAAGAAGAAATTAATAAATTAAAAGAAATTAAGTAAAAGGAACAACAATGAATTTTAAAGTTAAACTACTATCTTATACCCCTTTGGAAGTAATTAATACTGCCATAAGGACTTGTTGGGATTCACACGATAAATCTGATAATCTTGGCGAAAAAGATTTAGATTTGATGAAACGTGTAATAATGCAGTATTCTCACGGGAGTATTGCGGAACACTGCGTATTTAACTTCTTTATACAAGGTATATCAAGATTAAATCTTATGGAACTTACAAGACACCGCCTTGCTTCTTATAGTGTTAAATCAACTAGATACACATTAAAAGAATTAAGAAATGAAACTGAATTTACTATTAAAGATAAAGAACGTGCAAGCAAATATATCAATCTTACAGACAATAATAATGTTGATGAATGTTCTATTCAAGCACTAGAAAATGTAAGACGATTAGTCAATAATGCAGTAAATTATAATGTTACACAAGATTTGATTAAATATGCTTTACCTGAATGTTATAAAACAGATTTAACATTTAGTATTAATGTAAGGTCACTTAGAAATTTACTAAAACTTAGAACATCTAAATCAGCACATTTTGAGATAAGAAATTTAGCGTATAAACTTTATGAAGCATTGCCTGAAGAGTTTAAATTTTTATTTAAAGATTGTGTTGATGTAATAGAATAATAAAATATAAGGAGTGATAAGATGATTATAAATGATAAAGAGCAATTATATTATGAAAAATACAGACCACAATGTATTCAAGATATGATACTACCTGATGAAGTTAAAACTAAACTACAACATCAGGTAGATACTAAAAATTTATCTAATATGTTGTTTTGTTCTTTTACACCTGGAACAGGTAAAACAAGTTGTGTTAATGCTATTGCCAAAGAATCAGGATTAGAAACATTATTTCTAAATGCTTCTTTAAATAATGGTATTGATACAGTTAGAACAACTATACAAAATTTTGCAAGTTATAAGTCTTTTGATGATAATCATAAAATTGTAATTATGGACGAATGCTTAGAAGAAAATGAAGAAATTTGTTTAGTTGAAAATAATAAGATTATTCATAAAAAATTAAAAGATTTTGAAACAGGCAAGATTTATAATTGTAAATCTTTAAATCTTGAAAATGGATTAATTGAAGATGATACTTGTGAAATTATTTCTGATAAATTCGATGATGTTTATGAAGTTGAGTTAGAAGACGGAAGAAAAATATTAGTTACCGATAACCACCCCTTTATTTTAAGCGATTTGTCGCAAAAAACAATAAAGGACGGATTAAAAATAGGAAATAAAATAAAAACTTTTATTAAAAATGATTCAAAAATTAAATCAATTACTAAAATTGGAACAAGAAAAGTAAGAAATTTGACGGTTCATAAAAATCATACATTCATTACAAAAAACGGAATTGTAACTCACAATTGCGATGGATATTCAGATTCAGCACAACAAGCATTACGTGGATTTATCGAAGAATTTTCAGGAAATTGCAGATTTATTTTAACTTGTAACTATATCAATAAAATTATGCCTGCTATTATTAACAGATTTGAAGTTTATGATTTTGATGAATTCTACGGACAGCAAAATAGAGAATCATTAATCAAACAAATTTTCACTAGATTATGTTTTATATTAGATACAGAAAAAGTAAGTTATGATAAAAAAGATTTGATACCTATTATCAATACTTATTATCCGTCTGTTCGTGGTATGGTAGGATTTATACAGAAATCTGTAATTAATAATACACTTAAAGTTGATTTAACTCAAATTCAAAAACTAGACGGATTCGATAATCTTATTTTACAAATAAAAAATAAGAATTTTGATGAAATATTAAAAGAAAC